CCGATGTCGGCGTGCCAAGAATAGGCGTAACCAGCGTTGGGCTGGTGCTCATCACTACAGAGCCCGAACCAGTAATCGCGTTGCTAACCAGATTCTTGCTGGCATCGGTAAATACAGCTTGCGATGCTGTGAGATTTTGAATGCTGACTACGCCTGCGCCGGTGATAGACAGCCTTGAGATTGAGTTTGTAAAAAGATCAAAGCTGTTGTTTGTGAACGAACCAATATAGTCAGCACCAACAATCGCTCGTCGCGCTGAATCTGATCGGTAAAGCGAAATTGTTGAAGTCGCGTCGTTCGTTCCAAGCAATTCGACTCGTGTACTCCCTTGCGGCGTAGTTCCCCCGATTAGCAAGTTTCCAATAGAATTGATACGCATACGCTCTGCCGGAGCGTTATCTACAGTACCGGTTGACCCAGCGGTCGCTGTCAGGAATGTAATGATCGACGTGCCTGTGCCGGTGGCTGTGCCCGAGCTCAACAGCAACGCACCGCCGGTCTTATCGGTTGCCCCACTTGTTGCACCACCTGACTGCAATGTCAGGTTGTTACCTGCTGTATTAGCTGTAGTGTGCCGCTCCATCCAGATCGTGCGGGCAGCATTGCCTCCAAGGGACAAGAAGTTAGTTGGAGTAGTGGTGCCAATACCCACGTTGCCATTTGTTTCCAATGCCAATGACACGCTCGTTGTAGCATTGCCTATATCATCCATCGCAAAACGAATCGGACGAATAGTGCCAGTGCCGTTTTTAGATGTAGCGAATAGCAAAGCATCGGCCCTGCTATACAGGTTCAAATACGAGTTGTTTACGCCGCCAGTATCAGTAACACCAAAAATCGGAGTCCCGTTGTTGTTGGCTTTTGCGATTACCAATCCTCCTGTTGGAGAAGAAGTGCCAATCCCAACACTTCCGCTGTTCAACACCCGCATCGCTTCCGTTGCGCCGTTGTTCCCGGTCTGGAAAATAATGTCAGCGCCGGTGGTGCCTACACCGCTGGTCGAGCGCAGGGTGAGTGTGCTGGTCGTGGTTGTGCCGCCGATCAGCAAGGGCACGGTGGCGGAGGTGGTGAATGTCGGCGTGGCAAGGGTAGGGCTGGTGCCGAACACCAACGATCCCGAGCCGGTTTCGTCCGAAATCACGCCTGCCAGTTGTGCGGAAGTCGTGGCCGCGAACACCGACAGGTTGTTGCTCGTATAAGTGACCGTGCCGCCTGTACCAAACGCCACCGAGCTTGCGTCTGTGCCGGTGAAGGTCAGCGTGTTGCTGGCGGTCAGTGTTTTGCCATCAGCGATGGTGAGCGTGCTGCCAGTAGCCGGGGCTGTGAGCGTGACTTTGTTGATCGTGGTCGCGCTTGCTACGCCGAGCGTGGGCGTCACGAGCGTCGGGCTAGTCGCACGCACCACGTTGCCGGTGCCGGTGTTCAGCGTCCATGTGGGCGCGGTGCCGGTGGAGGTCAGCACGTAGTTAGCGGTGCCGATGCCAAGGAATGTGGTGGTGCTTGCGCCAGACTGATAGGGCAGGGAGCCTGCGACGCCGCCTGCGAGGTTGGTAGCTGTTGTTGCTACTGCGGGGGCCACTTCCACGAAGTCTGTGCCATTCCACACAACCACGGCGGTCTTGCCGTTGGCCACGGTCACGCCTGTGGTGGGGCCGACACCTCGAATCACTACGCCGAAGCCGCCGGTGGTGCTGTTGATAACCACATAGAGCTTGGACTGTGCGGGGGCGGTGATATTGCGCAAGACGGTGCGAGCGCCGCTGCACAACAGGATCGCTTGGCGGGCTTGGTTAGACGCACCCGTGGTGGTCGTCAGGGTAACGTCGGCGTCAGTGCTGAGTGTGGTCGTGCCAGAGACAGCCGAGTCCAGGAGCGAAGTACCTGAGTCATTCCATACCGTTCCCCACGTTCCTGCCAACTCACCAGTAACCGGGAGAACAAGCCCCAACAACGGCGTATACGAAGAAGCCATATTAAAGTCCTTGTGTTAAATACACATGCGCCCTGCGCTGTTTTATCAACGAAACCATTTTCTTGCTAACTCCAAAGTCTCGTGCCGTTTGCGCCAGTGTGTCGCCATTAAAAAATATTTGCTTTACTGTTTCCACAGACAATTTTGCGTTTTTTCCACGCTTCCCAACCCGCATTTCTGCCGCCTTTTTTATGGCATTTGAGTGGTGCGTGACCAAGGTTTTTAACGCGGCTTCCCTCTTTTCGCCGTGCAGTTGTGGCACTCGTGCGCCTTGCCCGCACTTGATTGGAGCATATTTTTCATTCAAATACGCCCATGTATCTCCGCGCCTAGCGTCTCGCACGGCATCACGCGAGCCCGCAAAGTTGAAGCGCTGTGAAACCATCAAGAGCATATCTTTGTTAGAAATATTTTTAAGCTCTGGATTTCTGATGAACCCTACAATTTCTTCAGTCAGCACCGAGTTGTATCGCTTTTCACCAACCGACACCCCGATAGAGCCGTATTTATAACCGTGATCGGTAAGATTGTATCCGCGCTCATTGCAGTGAGCTTTGTATTCTGCGATGTACCTAATTTCGGCTGCGCGCATATCTTCTTTTGAAGACGCTGCATATATTTCCTCAATCGCAAACTTCTCAATTCCATGGGCGCGCATCGCCCTGTAAAGCGGCTTGTCTGAGAGTTTATTGGCAGCACACCTGTGCTCTCGCCATCGCTTCTGCAACGAGCCGGACGTGATCCCAATGTACACCCGATCATTGATCGCATTTGTAATCTTGTACACCAACATGGCTACACTTCGCCCCATGTGCCGGCGAGCTCACCCGTTACCGGAAGCGCCAGACCAAGAAGCGATGTATATGCAGTTGCCATGTTTTGTCCTTATGCAGCTACTTGCTGCCAATTTGGAGATTGAGTATCCGGCACCGCCGTCCACGTCGGTGTTTGTGCGTCATTAACCGGCGTCCATCCCGGAACTTGCGTGTCGTTTATCGCACCCCAACCGGGGGTCTGAGCATCTGAAACATTATTCCATCCCGGCGTTTGCGTGTCATTGATTACCGCCCATGCAGACACGGGTGTAGGCACAACTGCCCACCCGCCATCTGGTGCTGCTGGGATGCTAGTCCATACCGGCAATTGAGTGTCATCAATACTCGCCCATGTTGGGATTTGCCCGTCCGGGATAACCACCCAAGCGCCGCCCGGTGTTGTAATGCCTGTCCAATTGGGAGTCTGGCTGTCATCAATAATGCCCCAGACATTGACGTCTCCAATGACGCCAACTGCACGCACGCCTGTGGGGTAGACCTCTGCGGTGCCAGTGATCGTAACTGCACCCACTGCGCCAGTGGCAGATACGCCCGTGGGATCAGCATTAGCGCCAGCCGTTACTGATACGGTGCCAACCGCACCTGTGGCCGATACGCCTGTCACTGACACCACAACATCTGTCACAACCGTGACTGTGCCGATTGCGCCCGTGGCAACTACCCCAGTGGGGTAGACGTTCGCTGTGCCAGTAACGCTTACAGTGCCAACCGCACCTGTGGCCGATACGCCAGTGGGATAAACTTCTGCGGTGCCGGTGACGGTGTAAGCACAGGCATAGCTGACAACATAACCGTCGTCCCAATAACCCGCGACAACGTACTCAGCGAACGTTGTATACGCTGCTGGTACTGGGGTTAGAAGGACGGTTACGTCTGCCATGTTAGTTCGCCATCATGGTGATCCAGTTAGTGCCGTTTGATTGAATCATTGCAAACTTGCCCAGCGTGGCGGCCAGAATCACCGGATTGGTGTTCGGCGTTGTGCCGCTCTCATCCGTGTAAGTTACCAGTGGCGCGGTAGTACCGGCAGCATAGGTATAGACCTTGCCGCCGACAAGCGGGTTGCCGTTGGCATCAAGGAATTGCTGCTTGGGTGTTGGGGTGAGCGTTGTCATCTACAGTTCCTTTATTGCCAAACGGCGTTGCAAATAGCCTGCACTTTTGGTGTCTGGTCATCTATATTGTCACCGGGGGATAACACCCAGCGATCAAAAGATTCGGACAGAACATCCCCGTATTCAAGTATCCGTTTTACTTGCCGCACCTGCACCGAGTTATCTTCAGTGACGGTAATCAGATCAATGGCGATTTGTTTTTCTAGCATGATTAGGCCGTTATATAGTTTGCGGAGATGATGTAATCGCCGGCGACGTCGAGCGGAACAGCGGCCATTGCCCCGCCACCGCTTGGCATTTGTTGGAGCGTGATCGTCGACGTGTTTGGGGAAATGAACCCCATTGGCGTAGCGCCTGCCGTATATGCGACGTTGGCAACGTAGCCGAAAGTCACCGCCGCATGTGCGTTGGTGACGTTTAAAGCTGTAAACGGCAGCCCGCGAATGGTCATGTTGCCGGTGCCGGTGTGAGCACTCCACTGCACGCGGAACTGGATATTGACCGAGCGTCCTATTTTGGTATGTCGCCCGACTTGTATTGTGTAAGTGCCTGTCCCTGCGGTGGTGGTGCCCACAATGGTGGGGGTAAAGTTACCTTCCTCGTAATCGTCGAGCGTGTTTGCATTGGTCGCCGCGTCTTGGGTGGCGGGGAATGTAATACCGCTGGAGAGCTGCAACACGCCGCCGCTGGCGTTTTCAGTTACGCCCCCCAGAAGCGTGCGCTGAGAAGTGGTAAAGTTTGCGGCTTCGATACCGACAGTCCAAATGGCAACGGGGTGTACTGTATTCGTCACCAGCGTGAAACCTAGCCCGTCGGTCGCATCCAAATACGCTGTCACTAGCGTCGATTCCCAAGTCAAACTCACCCCGTCTCCGGTGGTGTTTTGCATGTAAATGGATTTGTACCCGGCGAAATTTGGGGGGTTGGTTGTGCCAAATCCAATGTCGCCCTTTGGCCCGACTGTAATCGCCTCAACTTCCGTGTTGAGCGCCGCGCCGCTGGCGGCACCGGGCGGAGTCGTGAATACCCTGACATGGCCGCCCGCGCCTGTGCCCGTGCCGCGCCCGCCATGCACCCGCATATCTGCGCCGACAATATTAGTGCCGCTGCCATTGGTGCTGCGCAGATTGGCGGCTACTGGCACGGCTGCGGTGTCGCCGTTGCCGATAATCAGCTCGCCATTCCCCTTCATCCGCAGCACTTCCGTGGTGCCGGCATACCAACTGAAAAGCTGTGCTGAGGTGGGCACACTTGACCACAGCGTGCTGCCAGCAATCCCAAACGCATAATCTACGGCAGCCGCTCCAACTTGCGGAAACAAACAAATTTTGGTGCCGGCCGAGCGCGTGGTGAATGTGGGTGCCGCAGCGCCGCTTGTGTTGAAATCAATTCGGTTGCTGGTCGCACCGTTGAGATACAGTTGCCCCGCACCCGTGGTTGCCGATCCGGTAAGCGTTGAGCCGATAATGCCGGTTGAGTGGATTGTGTAGGACGGCGTGGCGGTGCCAATGCCAAGCCGGTTGTTGGTGTCATCCCAAAACAGTTGCGCGTTGTCTTGGGAATACACGCCAGACGCGCCAGCAAACACCACTGAGCCGGGGGTCAATGCAGTGGCGGTGCCGGTGCCGCCGTTGGCGACCGCTACTGTGCCGGTGACGTTGTCTGCTGTGCCAGTCGTATTTTGGTTGAGCGTGGGGAAATCCGCTGCCACGGCAATCGTCAGCGCGCCGGTCGTGGTCGTGGATTTCAAAATCCCGGTCGTCAGTGCGCTGGTGCCTGCCGAATAATCAGTGCCTGCTGTGGCAGCAGAGATAGCCGTTCCGTTACCCTTGAGCACGCCTGTGATGGTGGTACTGAGGGTAAGCGCAGGTGTTGCCCCGCCGCTGGAGGTGCCTGCGAAACCATTGGCCGATGTAACTGACACCGCCGTTACTGTACCCGAGGTGCCTGTGAGCACGCCGCCGGTGAGCGTCAAACCGCCCGCCACGCTGATTTCTTCCGCTGCGCCACTCAGTGCTGTGGTGCGCCCGAGCAAAAGGCCTGTAGCCATCGTCAAACCGTTGGCTGAGGCATACGCGCTGGGGGCAACATAATCCGTTGCTGCGACTGCAATTGAGAGCACGCCCGTGGTCGTGGTGTTTTTGACAATGCCCGTACCCAGTGCGCCTAAGAATTGCGCGCCTGACAGTCCAGCATCCGTTGTGCCTTGAACAATGAACGTGTTAGCAAAGGCGACGTTGGCCGAGCCATCGACTGAGTTACCTGCCAGCGTTCTGGCGGTTGTCCATTTTGCGGCGCTGCCGGTAGTGTTTTGGTTAAACGTCGGCCAGGTGAATGTGCCGGTGCTGAAATCACCAGATGTAGGCGTGCCGAGCAACGGAGTCACTAGCGTCGGGCTGGTGGAGAGCACCACTGAGCCGCTGCCAGTGCTGGTGGTCACCCCAGTGCCACCGCTCAAAACAGGCAGCGCTGAGGCCAGCGTCAACGACGCCAAAGACGCCGTTGAGCCTGATTGATACTTATCGGTATTGAGGTTGGTAAAGTTCGAATCGACTTCGGCGTAGGTAAGCGCCGAGCCCTTACCTGCCCGAGTGACGATTGTAGACATTAGCCCACCTGAATAATGGCTGAACCTGCGATAGCAGCAGGGAAGTTAATCGTAAAGGCGCCGCTCGTAGAAGTCTTGTCCGCGCCAAAGTCCAACACAGCAATCGCTTTGTTTGTCTTGGTGCTGTTGTAGATCAACGCGCCACGCGCCGTAATGGAGGATGTTGTCCAAAACGTAGTGCTGAATGTGCAGATACCAGTTGTGCCATCAAGAGAAATAGTCGCACCAGTAAGCGTATTGCCCCCCGCCGTATATCCCGTACCAACGACTTCATTTGATGTGGTGTATGCCGTTGTTGATGCGTCAAGAGTCGCGGCGCTCGTATAAAGCGCAATTTTAATTACATCAGTGTCCAAATCCTGCACGCCACCAAGCATGTCAGTTTTGAATGAGGACACCATGCACTGTGTAATTGCCATATCAGCCTACCTTTTCGCGGAATTGCCCAGAACGATAAGCATCCTGACGCAGTTTGCCATCGCCCAAATTTTTCAAAAGTCCAAGTGCTTGTACATATAGAGTCTGATAAAGCACTACCATATCCTGTTCGCCCTTCATAAACCGGATTGCCTCAAGGAGTGCGCCATTCAACAGCGCAGAGTCAAACTCATCACCGAGCCATGTCGTGCTCGCCGTCACAATAGATTCTGGGTAGTAACCGTAGTGAAGCTCGGCGGTATAAGACGCATCAGGTGTCGGGCCAAGAATAAACGCGCTGTTATCAAAATATGCGTAATGCTTTGGGAATCCTGTTGCGGTTGGCGTGGGGTATGCCTCTCGCATGAAGTTCACATCTTTATTCAGCAAAAAGTGGTACGCCCCATTCGCATCAATTGTCGACAACGAATAGGAATACAAAAAGTCGGCTGGCACTGCCAAATACTTGTTATTGATGGACATGGTGCCCGTCACGTTCTTACGCAGCGCAGGAATTTGAACAGAGTTATAAATCTTCTGTTCGGCCTGCTCCGTAAACATGGCGAGCTGATCCGCTGTGAAAGTGTTTTCACAAATGTCCTGGATATTTGCACACAGCGACGCGTAATCCATATTTACCTCAAGCCATTGGGCCGCGAGCCATCACGCCCTTGATAGCCGCACCTGTTCCGCGAATCTTGATGCCGGATGTTTTCACTTCATCGTTGCTGGTAAGCGAAACACCGTCCATCGGAGTCCAGTCTTTCTTCTTGTTGAATGGAAGTTTTTTTCCTGCTTCAACATTGGCGATCTTTTTGCCTTGCATGGTATGTGGCTCCGCATAAACGTGGGCTGGGCCCACTTCTTTGCCTTTGAACTTCTGGCTGTAGGCAGGCATGTCAGGCACCCTTCTTGTAGGTGAAAGACGACTTCTTCTGGTTGGCCACTTTAGCCAGGCCACGCCCAAGCTGTTTCATTTGCAGGCTGGTCTTGCCGCCCTTGGCAAAACCCTTGGCGTGCATTTTCTTTTCGTGGGCTTTGACTGCCTTGACTGCTTCTGTCTTTGCCACTTTCTTCATTTCCATAATCTTCTCCTAGACCGTTACTTGCCCAACTTGCCCTGTCGCGTGCAGACTATTTGGCGTAAGGCCCGCTGCATTCAACCTGGCTCCGCCCACTGGCGACCAACCCCATTGTATAACCCGACTGCCCTCGCCAACTGAACCATCGCCGGTAACGCCTGATTGCGTATAGGTATTGTCCGGGCGCGGATTCCTGAGCGCCTGCGGGTCTTCCACCGGATACATGCCCAACTGCAACTGAGGCTGGTCGGGATCCCAGCACTCCGGACAAACAAGAATGTTGATCTGCTTGGTCTTTATAACCAATGGCTTTAGCTGTTTGAGTTTGTACCGTTGGCCACAACGATCACACTCAGAAATTGCATATTTGCCAGATGCAAATCTGTTTGCCATTTAGAATGCGCCGCCAATAAATGACTGCCTTGGTACAAATCGAATTGGCGCTTTCTCTCTGTCCTCGCCCGCCGCCAGTTCAAACTGCTTTTCATATTCGGCTTGGAGCATGGGAACGCGCTCCATCAATTCCGGCGTTTTGAGGGCAATGTAATAGGACAGGCCGGCAATCAGCACCGGCAGGAAGCGGAAATTCACATCCTGTGTTTCCACCCCATTGCCTGCGTCCTGCATACGTCTCATGCGCCAATACACTAGCGTGTAGTACGGATTCGCAAGCGTGCCGCGATCTGGCGTAGGCCAAACCGATACCTGCGGGGCATCACGAAGTCGCTGCACCCAAAGCTGAATAGGCCGGCCTTGGGTTAATTTATTGGGAATGCTTGAGTACGTGGAAACACTGATGCGCGTGATTGTCAGATCCGCCTGCGTGTTCGTCACGCCTGGATTTGTACGAATCACATGGTCAAGAAGATCAACCGTATCTGCTGGCAGCGTATAAGTGTTGGTGCCCTGCTCAAGCGCGACCGTGCCGCTGTCGATTGTCCACATATTGATGCCACGATTGGCCAACTCGATGGTCATCATGTTCATGCAGAAGCGAGCCAAGCGAAGATCAAAGCCCGAACGCATCTCACGGCCAGCCTGCGCCCACGACATCTCAGCGATTTCAGTAAAGTCTGGATTGAACGCAGTTGTGCCGGATGTAGTCATGCCTGCCTCTTTGCGGTCTTAGCCGATTGCATAAAATCCACAGCAGTTGGCGCACCTTCCATGCCTGGCTTACGCATCTTCTCACCCGAGCCAGATGCAATACGCTCACGCTTGCGGTGGATGTTCTCGTATAGGCCAACCTTGCCACCCTGCTCGTACATCGTCACATCCTGCGGATGATCCTTGCGAACAATCTTCTTCGCCTTGGGCATCTTGCTCTTGCTGATTGCCCCCATCCCACGGCTTGCTATCAAAGCACACCTCCACTACACAATCTTGCACTTTGTTTTGCCGCGCTTGGCGATGCCATCTCCACGGGTGGAAGCAGAGCCAACCTTGCCGCCCTTAGCGAACTTCTGGCCCATCATGCGACGTGTTGTTGGCGCGGTTTCTGCTGCACGCTGCTCCGCTCGATCCATGCGCTGATATTCCATTTCGCGCTTGATCTGCTCCATCTTCTCAGCAGATGGCATATCGGATGCACGAGCACCTTCTTCTCGCATATATTTCTTTTGCTTCATTTCGCCAGTTTCAATCGCCATTGGCGCGGGCTTCATATAATTAGGCATCTCAGCACTTCCCGCCCTTGGTCATCTTGACCATCTTGCCCTGGGTCTTGCCCTTGATCTCTACGCCGCCGCCTTTGGCATAGCACGCGCCGCCTTTTTTCATTCCTTTGGCTTCTGCCATTTCATGCTTAACCATCGCTTTAGGAGCGCCCTTGGTTTTCATGAACGCCATTTCTTTCTTAACCATCTTTTTGGACTCAGCCATTTCGCCACCCTCTTTGAATTGACGGCCTTTGTCAGCCGCAGAGAAATCTTTACCTACCGATACAGGAACGCCGACCTTCTTGGCAAACTTGGGTCTATGGGCCACGGCACGCATGAACTCAGATTGCTTTTTACTGGTCGACGGCACTTCGGTTCCCCTTTTTGCCCAACCATCCTTGAACAGTATCCGTCTCGTAGATGCGAATCACTGTCCACACGATTGTGAATACCGCTGCGATGGAAGGCAACATGTCTACCAAGGTCCCGACAACGGTAACGATTGATAAGGCATCCACGGCATGCTTTACAGTCTCGCTTGTAGCTTCGCTCATTTACAGCCCCACCGTTTAAGACTAGCAGCCTTGCGTGTTGGCCGCCCTTTTTCATCTTTCATCGGGCCCGGATTGCCCTGCATGCGGGCACAAAACGATTTCTTACGGCCAGCATCCGCTTTGGTCTTGGGGCTAGGCGCAGGCGCTTTCAGGTTTGACCCTGTAGCCGCGTTATACCGCGCACGGCCCTTGGCAGTGAGGCCAGCTCCCTGAGACACAGGAAGCTTCTCTCCTCGCCCCACCGCCAATGACACCGCTTTTTTAGCCATAAAACACTGTAACTTTTGCGGCGGTTGGCAACGTCACATAAATACCCGTTGCTGCCAAAATGCCTTCGCCCGGAATTAAATTGGCAAAGGGATTGTTGGTGTTGGCCGGTATGTTGAAACGCAGTAGTTCCGCTCCGCCATTGCCATCGGTAAAAATAATATCGCCAGCCGTTCCGCCTGAAAGACATTGATAGCCTTTTAGCCGAGTTCGGCCCGACACCATTGATCCGGTAACTTCCGCGTGCGCGGATTTTACGTCAGTTTGCATCCCCATGATGCGCTCCTAATTAAGCGCTAACAGGGTTAGCAGTGCCATCCGACGCACGCTGCGCGTAGACCACGATAACAATGAAGCGACCCGCTGTCAGAGTGGCAGTAGCCGTGACGTTGCGAATAAACACGGTTGTGTCCGCTGTGGTGGAGGTCTGCCATGCCAACTGAGTAGCGGCTGTCGTGGTGCCTGTGAAGCGACCGCCAGCAGTCGTAGCGACAGCAGCGGAGAGTTGTGCGCCACCGGAGGCATTGCCAACGGAAACCGTGGTTGTGCCAGCAGTCGAAGCGACCACTTGGTCAATCAGGATGTTGAGGATTTGTGCGCCTTGCGGCAGGGTGATACCCGAGTTGACGTCGACAGTACCAACAACAGTACCTGTCAGATCGCCTGTGTCGTAGGCTTGCGTCAGTACAACCAAACCAGTATTGCGGCCAGCGCCTTCGCGCACGGTGCCGGAACGGACGGGGCCGCTGAAAGTTGAATAACTCATATTGTCCTCACATGCGAGTTCGGTAAGGGCGTCTGCATGAAGTCAGCCGGGGCTGTCGCACTTACCGGGGTTTCCCGGATACATCTTTTTATCCCTGATAA